ATCTCTATATAATACGATATTTCATATACTTTCAAAAAAAATAACTACATCTGACCCAGTAGTTATTTTTATTTTATTTTCTTTCGTTTCTTTTTGTATTTCTGTGTTTTATCCATAATAACTCTCACAAAACCCTTCGTCCTCATAAGAACCGTTAATTCCTACATGTAATGGCCATTCAGGAGGACAGTCATTTTTGTATTTATCGGGGTCCTCGTAACTGTTCATTTCGCGATACATTTGAAACATTTCGCAAACATTTAATCCTAGACGTTGTGCTTCATTTACATCCTCAATATTAAATGGACTGACCGCACCAATTGGCAATGTTTTACTTCCATCCCATTCCATATGATCGGATTCGTCATAACATACTGTAGATATTTCCGATAGCATGTCATCGTCGGAACACTCCAATTCGGCAAGTGTCATTCGCCCCCTATCAGGAAAAGACGACTCCAGGTCTGCAAGTGTCAATACTTGTAGTTGATTATTGTCATCCTCATTACTTAATGCGATAATCGATAGATCACTATCATTCTCTGTATCACATGTAGAACAACTCATTTCATCCGATACTTCATCGACATGATTATTTTTAAGCGCTTGAAAATTAAATACGTTACTATTCATCTTTGATTTCTTTATACCTTGTCTTACTTTCATTAAAGACCTTCAATTTTATATCCTTTACTTGTTTTTTTACGTATTAATGTAGAGTTATCTAAATTCGAATGATAACTGTCATGACATTCTTGACATACTGACATTAAATTAGCCGGATGATTTTTATGAACATCTCCACCATTTTCAGTTTGAATAAATCCATCTTCATCTGCGTCTTTTTGTTGATATAAATGATGAATTTCCTCACCCAGTTCATTATTACATAATTCGCACATACCCCGAATTTTACTTGCGTTATATTTACTAATAGAATGGGAAAGTTCCCCTTTCGTATCGGGAAAATACTTGCGACGAATACTATATGCTTGTTGTAAAAAATCTTCAGGCAAATACAATGACTTGCATACTTCCAAACCATACATGCGATTACCCGGACCATTCATCAACTTACGATCATATACGAGCGCGTCTATTTCGCGGTCATAATGTACTGCCATATGTTTCAAAAACAATTTATCTAATTTTTGTACTTCATCATAATGAATAATCTCATGAAAATGTGTTGCAAAGATAAAAGAAGATCCTTTTTCATGCATATTTGTCAAACCAGCGACGAAAATACTAAGTGCCGACTCGGTTTCAGTGCCAGAGCATAGTTCATCGCCCAATATCAAACTATTTTCATCAGACAATTTCAAAATAACTCGTAGTTCAGACATTTCTACGGCAAAGGTAGATAACCCTTTAAATAAATTGTCATTACCCAGAATGCGTGAAAAAATAGCACCATATGGTTTATAAACAAAAGATGAACACGGTACATACATTCCAGCTTGTGCCATAATAATCGAAATACCAAGAGCACGAATAAAACTGGTTTTTCCGACAGCATTTGTACCATACAGCAAAACTCCATTTTGTTCATTATTCCCCAACACAATATCATTGGCAACATAAATTTCATTGGTTTGAATGTGTTCAATTAATACATGTCGAAGTCCATTGCAATTTACATATGCTTTTTGAGAGTCTTTGTTAATTTCAGGTTGGCAATATTTATATTCTCTAGCAATATATGCTTTATTATGTAAAGAATCCACTTTAGATACGTATTCGGCAATTTTTTCTAAATGTTCGTAATAATTATGTTCCAAACTTTCTAGAATATCTTGATACGATTTTGAAACTAGTTTGTTCATGTAATCTTTTTGATGAAGTAAATCGCGACAAATTTTAGTTAATAATGGAAAATCGATTTCATCACAACTTGTTGATGCGTTTGATAACTTGACTTCCTTCCATTGCATGTTCAATTTGGGTATAACAGTTTCACCGTGTTTTTTAATATAAGACTTTAACAATTGACCACGTTTTTTTGTGATTTGAAGACTTGCGCCGGATTTTTCCGTATTATGAATTTTAACATACTCAATTGGTTTATCGCTTTTATCTTCAGAACGAACAACGTCATTTAATAAAGTATGAATATAATGAAATAGTTCGTGATTTTCTTTTACATTGCGTAATAATGTATCTATATCATCACTGACACCAGGTTGAATAATATTTTCTTCAAATATAGACATAGACGAAACGGATTTACAAATATCCAAATGCAAATGATTATGTAAGAATTTTGATACCTCCAAACAAACATGTTTTATATCTATTGTATTTCCCATTAAATATTCTTGGACCAGTGGATTTACATTCATGTCTTCGTATATAGATAATATGTGTTGCATAGACATCTCTAAATAATACAAACTACATGGATAGATCTTTCGCATAACTATTTGGCGACACATTTTTTCTATATCACGTATTTGTACTAATGTTTTACGAGTAGTTGAAACATATGGGTACATTGTTTCATTTAATAATTCGGCAATCATAGTATATTCTTTTTGCAACCAGGTTTGATCTGTCGTAGGATTTACTAATTGCGTAAAAAACCTGCGACGACCCATCGGTGTGCAACATTTATTTAAAAATGAATTAACCGATGATAGATGGCCATGTTGTGTGCTATCTAAAGAGTGATCATCTAAAATATTCAATTGTTTCAATGTATGATTTGCAAGTAACATTTCTTTGTTGTTATGAAAAATAGGAATGGCTATATTTTTCACTAGATTTGGATTATGTTCTTGGACAAAGTCTAACAAGAAACAAAATGATTGAGTTGCTGTTGGATAAACGCTAAATTCTACACAATTGTTTAATGCGTCTTCTCCGTAAAATTTTCCTAACAAATGTGATATAAATTTTTGTTGAGTACAGTGTTCCACTTTTTCTGAAGTAGAACTATTTACACAATGAACCGCGCGACTTTGTATGCCAGAATAATGCAAAATGGAATTAATCTGCTCTTGATCAAAAGGTGAAATAAAGACTATTTCACTGGGGGAATGAGTAGTAATAACACGTTCAAGTTCATCAAACGTCGATGGTTGGATTGATAAAGGTTGTTGAAATTCTGTAATATACGATGTTCCAGTAAAAATGTTTGCTATAGCTACACCACAAATGATATTTTCGCGCGTCTTGGAAACATTATTTAGCAAACTTCTATTTTGCAACATTGGTTTATGAACATCTATCCAAATACATGCGATATTATTTGTAATTTTCTCACTATTACCCTCGTCGTATGATATATACGTTCCAGGTGAATGAACACTGTCCAAAACGCGAATTATTTTATCGCCTACTTTTTCTTGGACATAAACGACCGCACTAAACGAAGAATTTATTAATTTTTCAAGATATTTATCCAATGTGTAATCCCGAAATCCTGCCATCAATACTTGTTTTGATTGAAATTCAATCTTCTTCTCTGAAATGTTTAGATTACAAATACGTGAAAACTCGCAAATTTCACTTTCTTGGACCTCTCCTTTGTGATTTCGAAATCCATATACCTCAAAAAACGCACCTACTTGTAATAAAACAACGCAATTTTTCCCATATGTTTGTTGATATTTCTGGGTCAATGAAATATATTCTGCGTAAATAGATTCGCTCATGGTTTATATAAATACAATTATACTATTTATATGTATTATAAAATATCATAAAAAATCATTCTCCAAGAATATAAGCAATAGATAAAATTGACAGACCTTTTCCAAAAAATATAATGTCAACAAAAGTTAGATTAAAAAGAAATGACTCAAATATATACACCTTATAAGCATATTTCCATGATAAATGATAGTGATGACTATGGACAATTTTGGGATACGGAAACACAAAGACCTATTATTGAAAAGCAACACTATATCATGGAAAATGATCAAGAATATGATTACCATATAGATAATTACGAACTACACCTTACAAAACAAGAACATATGATAGAACTTGGTTATGATAAAATAGATCACGGATTTAATGTATTTTCTACAATAGGATTTATAGTATTTATAGTAAAAGTCGTATCTAAATATATATATAAATAAAATATACAAAATATACAAAATATACAAATTATTACATGTGTATATATTGTTTTTTATATGATATAAACATAGAGACCTTAAATATCATTCATATAATTATACAATAAATTATCAGTATTGTGATTTTCGACTTCACCACAGATTAGTCGAGTTGTTTCATACATTTTTCGCAATACATCATTTGGAGCAGACGAACCAACACGAACAAACCCTTGTTTTATTAAATAACGTCGTACATCTTCAATCGGTAATTGTTTCAATTCTTGTGATTTGTTCATGATATTGTTACGAATAGTTTTATTTGAAACCAAAACGGAAATTTTCGAAAAAATCTTAGATCGACCGACTTTATACGTTCGGCGTATTGTTTTTTTCTGCTTTCGATATTTTAATTTGGGTTGAGGAACATCCTTCTTTTTACTTATATTTGTCATAATTTGTTGTTTTTTCAATTCATTTACATCACCTCCTTTTTGAGTACTTCGTTTCCAATCGCGAAACGTGGGTAGCGATCCATTTTTTAAACATCCCCATGTTGGTTTTGAAGCATGATGAATAATCGGTTTGGATAAATGTATGGGGTCACTATTTTGTGTGATATCAAAAGAATCGTTATGCACCATGGGTTCCAATGATGCTTGTACATTTTCTTTTATATGTGGAGAAATCTCATGATATACTTTTGAAGTATGATTATGTTGTGGTGTCGTTTCTTGCAAGTTTTTAAAATAACTAATTGATTCTTTGAAATCACTTTGAAAATCACTATTGCGTTCATCTGTTTGAACCCTTGGTTTTGTTTCATTGGATTCCATGAGTTGTTTATAATTATCTTCTTGTTGCTTACGTAAATGGCGTAAAATATTTTGTTTTCGTAATAGACGTTTCTTTTGTGTTTCACCAACCGGAGGTTTCACCTTAATTTCCGAATTTATTTTCAGTTCTTTTTTCCTTGATTTACGTTTGGACGATGAAAATGTAAATAAGTCAGGATTTATAGAAATAGTTTTATTCATTTATTTTATCTAAAGAACAATAATTAACGAATTATACATATAAACCGTAGATTGGTGGTTTTATATCTTCATGTAGTGAATTGTGTTTCTCAAACTGTTTAAAT